GTATTATCTGCTGATACTATGCTATCACCATTAGCACAACCTATCTCAGTAGTATAGCTCTGTGCTAACGATAAAGGTGAACCTATAGTGTTAGCATTATCGTAATAGAGTTGTGTACTTGTTTCACCAAAAGCTACAAGATAGTTTAAGTGTTTAGTAATACCTACAAGAGTATCTGTAGTTTGTTCAAAGACTATGTAATCTATTGGGTCCCAAATTGTTGGGTTGCCTACAGTAGAATTGTAAATACGATTACTTGTTGTAGCAATGTATATGTAGTTATTTAAAAATACTACCCCAGATACAAATGGTCCTGCAGGAAATGCACTAAGACTAGGAGTTAAAACTCCATTAGAACCAGTGTCAGCAAAAGTAATTGTTCCACTTACTGCTATTGTGTGAGCAAGATCTACAGTAATAACTAAACCATTAATATTTGTAACTACTGCATTAGGTGCTACTCCTGTACCAGTAACATGCATACCTGTAAAAATACCTGTAGCAGAACTAACTGTAATATCAAAAAAGAACTGAGTTCCTGTACCAGTTGGTGTTCTGTTTATAGGTTTGTTAATAGTGCAAGTAGGAGCACTAGCATATCCACTACCAGCATTTGTAATAGTTACGTCAGTAATACTTCCAAGAGAAGAAACAGTAGTAGTAGCAGCTAAAGCACCACTAGAAAAAGTAAGTGTAATACCTGAACTGTAGTTAATACCCTCATTGTCAATACTTATATTAGCAACCTTATCATTAGTAATAGCTGTAAGTGTTCCTGCTTGATTTAAGAGATAACCATTTACAGTATTATGAAAGAACAAAAAAGCATCTAAGAAAGTTCTAACAAAGTAGTTTTTATTTGTAGTTGATGAAGTAGAACCTAAAGAAGTTGTTACATAGGGAGAAGTACTTAGTGTTTTATATACTGTGTTATTAATAACAGATATTAGTGTGTCAGCATAGTTAACCAAGCCTTGACTAGGTGTTGTTGCAGGAGGAACAGTAGCTACTATTTGTTTAGCTAAAACAAGTCCTGGCCTTTTAAGATACTCTCTTTTTTGATCTCTACTTTCAAATACACAATTAGAAGAATAGGAATCTTTAAGAAAAGTTCCATTTCTACTTTCAATAGGTTGAGTAAGTGGGATTCTTTCAGTAGCCATTATTAGCTCCTGTAAGCACTATATCCAACAGACCTATAGTCAGGAGTAAAGAATGTACTAGTAGACTCTACATCCCAATCTGTAAGTAAGCTTCTGTATGCTTCTGCCCTTTGAGTAAGCTCTTGTCTAGCGTTCATTGGAACACCATATTCAAGTGCTAGTTGATCTGCAAGATTCCAAACTAAACAATTCATCCACTCATTAGGAAAGTTTGGTACTTCTAAAGCAGAATTAAGATCGTTTAGAGGTAGTTGAACTACCAAGTGGAGTGCTTTATAAGTACTAGTATTAACATCAGGTGTTAGGTATACATATAAAATACCATTTAGTTGTTTAACACTATAAAATATACTGTTAGTTGTTCCAGTAGAAAACTTAGATCCTAATGTGTTGTACTCTTGTTTAGATATTATCATTACAGGAGTATCAATATAAATAGTAGTTTCAGTGCTTCTATAAAAACCTTGAATAACTTTTAGGGGTTTATCTGTAATAGCAACAGTAGGTGCTAGGCTATCATACATTAGAGTTGATGTAGTTCCTCCTAGTACATAAGTAGTTTGATTTGTTGTAAGAGGAATAATAATCTCTGTGTTCTTCCACAGTTTTAATCCTTCTACACTTAACTGTTTAATAAAAAGATTTAGAGACAAAGCAGCATTAGCAACTGTATTTGCATCAGGTGTGTCTCCTATTTCAAGCACACCTAATTTACGAAGTGCTAAAGAAATGATTTGATCTCTTGTTACAGTGTACGTAGAACTCATAGTTATCCACCAGTTAAAAAATCATTTAATCCAGGATATAGTTTACCTGCTACAGCACAGCCAGCAATAGCTGTAGGAGGCATAGCTATAGAACCCTCCATAGTACACACAGGACGATACCCATTATCTACATCTGCTCTAGCACACTCTGCTTCTCCATAGTCAGCAATACCTTGACAAGTAATAAGAGTACAAACAAAGGTGAATGTATCTGCTTGTTCTGGCCTTGTAAATGGTGGTACTTGTTTGTCTGCTACACCCTTTACAAAATCTTGGGGTTGCCTAGTTTCCCAATCCCCTTGACAGACCATAAGTCCGTCCCATCTTTTTTCTAAATCAGTGTTTTTGTATTCTCTACCACAAACATCACAAACAGCTTTCCAAGAACCGTTGTCCCACCTTGTTTTGTACGACATAGTATTTCATCCTATAAATTCTACAACAGAAGTATAGGGTGCAGCCTCAGTAAAGGTAATTGTAGTAGTTGTGGTTTCAAGATAACTAGTACCTAAAACTTGTCTAACACCATTAATAAAAACATCTAAGGTATTAGCACCAACATCATAAATAAATGGAACTGTAAATACTGTTTGACTTGCTGCAGCAGTAACAGTGCCTCGTTGACGACCTTGGTAAACATAGTTGTTAACGTCATTTAACCAAGAAGCAACTATAGGTGTACTTTGATCAATAAAATAGGTGCTTGCCATTTTTGTTCCTAATAACTTTATTTGTCAGACTTCTTATTCCACATCTCAAATAACTGCTTGACTTTTTCCTCTAGCACTGCTACTCGCAAATCAAGCTTTGCCAAGACAATAATCAAAGTGATGATTGCCAGCAGTATGGGCCATGCCTTTGACAAAACGTCGAAGAAGTCCATTCATTTGCTGCCACGTTCAATCAGCCTGTCCAACTTAGCATCCATGCGCTCAAGCTGCGCCCGTTGCAGCAGTGTGGCATCACGTTGGGCCAGCAGTTGAGTCTCGACAATCGTCAGTCGCTGCTCAATCTTGCTCACGTAAGCCAACACTGCACCAATTACTACTATAGTGCTAATGACATGGGTTAGCTGGATCTCTTTTTTAAGATGCCAACGTTCTGCTCGACGTTCAACTAAAGTTTCCATTTGTCTTTTATAGGTTATTCAGCGGCTCGTGCCTCGACTTCGTAAGGATTCATTCTATAACCGTAGCGCAGCATCCACCAAGCGTACTTGATGGCGTACAGCACCTTGCCATCCCGCCGCATCTGTTCCAAGTGCATCATTTCGTGCCTGATAAGCGCATCGTGTTGCTCAAAGCCGGGAGCCATGTAAATCATATTCCAAAAGCTAGTCCAGCCCTTGAACCCGCAAAGGTTCATGTAAAGCAAGATCAGGCCAGAGGCGGTGCGGATCATGGTTGGGCAGTAGCTTCCTGTGCAGCCTTGTAAGCAGCCACAACGTCAGCAGTGTGTGTTGCCGCACAGATAGCTTTCACACGGGCGTCCTGCTTGCTGTAGTCATCGCCTGGGGCAACAACGTGGCGGTGGAACTTGCTACTAATTTCAATGCCATCTTCTTTGATAGCGGTTTTGGTGCGAACTTGAATGCAGCCGTTTTCAATCACTTCAATCAGATCAACAGAGGTAACTTTTTCTAAAGACATGATTTTTCCTTGTTTCCAACCTGACCATCCAGTCAGGCATTAAGGTTTCCAGTTGTCCGAACTGGTACGGGTAAATTTTAAGTGGACACAATAACATAAGTAGCCGTAAACGGCAAAACAGTCATTACACCATTAGTCCAACCAGCGGAGGACAAATTGGTGTAAAGATTGATTACGCCAGTTGCATCAATAATAAAATTTGCTATGGCGTTTGCACCACCATTGTTTGAAACAACACACAATCCATAAGAATCAGCTGGAGGGAACAAAATTGCTGGAGTCATTCCAGTAATCGTTACGCTTGCGTTGTTTGAAGTTGCAGTAAATGATGGGACGCTCAGAGTCATTACATTACCCACTTTTTGATAAGTGATTGGGTTTGTAGGTGCTGTTGTACAGCCAGTCAAAGTTCCTGTGAACGTCTTGGATTTTGTGCTTAGATTTGCAACATCTCTGTAATCATTAACATTGGCAAGGGTGAAGCTACCAGTTGAATTTACATTGGTGCAATCAATATTTCCAACCACAAAAATAACATCTACATCGCCGCCGATAATTGTAAGACCCGCTGCTTTACAGACATGACGAGAATTTGTGCCCACTAAATTATTACAATCTTGAATTGTAATTCCTTGGCTTGTAGTGCCATCCATCAAAATAAAGTCAAATGCAGCAATAGAAAAAGCTAAAGAATTTTTAACTGAACAATTAGTAACACCATCAAAATTTATAAACGCACGTCTTGGCCCACCACTAGGCCAACTATCGCCAAATATTGCATTGTTAATAAGAACATCCGTACAATTTAAAACCTTTATATACGGATAGCTAAGATAAGAATCTGACCAATTTATCCTATATTGATCAACTACAACATTTCTAGCAGAAATTTGAAAAGGGATTCTATCGGTGGCAGGTTCTTGGTTTAAACCATTAAATCTGATATTGGCGGTATTGCTTGACCCGCTAACGCCTCCAAGCCTAATCGCGCCATCACAATAATTGTCAACAAAAGAAAACACAGATTGAATTGCGGCAGCATTTGGGTCGCTTATGTCAATTCCATACGCAGACGCAGAACTTATGTCGCCAATCACACAATTTGATACGGTGGTGTAAAGAATGTTTCCACCAAACTTCATGTGCCCGCCTGAAGTCAAGCCAGTAAAAAGTAATTGATCAAAAACACACAAATTAGTAAATGCCGTATGTAAAACTGCATCGTAAGGCACCGATTCCAAAGAATACGATGCAGAACCTTGGTTAAAAAACGAAAGACGGATAAAAGTTCCGTATTTGCATCCGTCCAATCTAATTTGATTTCCGTTTAAAGAATTAGCATCAAAACTAAGATCGGAAATTACGCAGTCTGAATTGTTGCAGTCAAAAACAATGCTTGTTCCGCTTTTCTTAACCAACGCAGTGCCGCGAGTTGACGTTACGGCTGATTTATACCCAGCACCTGTGATGTGCTGTTGAAGGCCAACAACAAACCCACCAGTGTGAGCAAAAAATCCTTCTGGAAAAACAACAGGGCGGCCTGTTGCAAGTGCAGCAGTGATTGCAGCCGTAGAGTCAACGCCAGCCAATGCCTCTGCTCTTGTCGAATAACCAACCGCACCAAAGTCCAGCACATTGACTGGAGCGCCAGTTATCATTGAATAAGAAACTTTTGTCAAACTCATGGTTTTTCCAGTTAAGTAAAATATGTCGTTGACAACTGAACATATTTGCCTGTGCCAGCAGTTATTGCCAAATCACCCAATGCAAGGCCGGATTTTAATTCACCAAAATAAATGATGGTACCTGCTGCGGCTACATATGCTATTGGCACCCCCGTAAAAGTTATTCCATATAAAACTGGTTCAGATGTTGCAATATCAGAGGCAGTAAATGGAAGCCCAGATATAGCCATATAGCCTGATCCACCTGATGTATCTACGAAAGTAAAACTTATGGTTACAGTTACCAATCTACCTATTTTTGTGTATTTAGCCGTTGTTGTTGGCGGCGTTGTTGGTGGTGTTTGAGAAAAAAGCGTAGCGGTAAAAGTACCTTCTTCATAATCAGACAACAACTCACTGGTCATGCCAGCAGGGTGGCTAGTGATAGAAAAGTCAATACCTTTGCCAGCAGTGCCGATGACTAGGTTGCCTGTTAATAAAGTTACATCACCAGAAGTTCCAATCCTCATTTTTTCAGTTGAAGAACCTAATGTAGTGGTTTCAAAATGAAGCTGCCCACCCTCACTTGTTGATGTGGGACTAATAATTGCAGCATGAATGAGTGCGTATTGCTGTTTATTTCCTGCCGAATCCTCACCATTAAACTTGATTTCACCCAATGTGTCAGAAGCGGCTGGGCTTGCTGAGTCTCTGTACAAATCAAGTGTTGGGGCCGCTGCTACCCCAGCATCAGTAGATGTCAGGGTCATGCCCAAAGCATCAAAAGATCGACCAGCGGTCAGATCGGCAACTGAAACTTTAACTGTAGCACCACTTTGAACAATTGGTAGTACTTCAGTACCTGCAAGTGGCGTAGAAGAAGCTGTTAATGCAGAGATTTTTTTATCAGCCATGATTATTCCTTTAAGCTAAAACAGCACCTTGTAAAGAAAACACCCACCAATCAGTGTCTACAAATTGCAAAATGCAGCTGTCACCTACATTGGTAAAAGTAATTGTTGTTCCATTGCCCAAGTTTGTGGGGGTTAAAACACCAGAACCTCCGTCAACAAAATGCACAATAGTTTTAATCTGTCCATTAGTTCCATTAGCTAAAGTCAGTGCTTGACTTGCACCAGTAGAAGTAAATTTTGTTATTGTTGTAGTTAGATTAACAGCACCAGCACCACTCAAGGATTGTACTGACCCAATCAAAGCATTTGATAAAGTAGCTGCCCCTGTTACTGCCAGGGTGCTAGACAAGGTGGTAGCACCTGTTACGCCAAGGGTTGTGCCAATAGTGGCTAGACCAGTAAGCGCAAGGCTTGTACCTGTAGCAGCACCTAATGCGGGAGCAACAAAAGTTTTATTAGTTAAGGTTTGTGCTGTATCTTGTGTAGCTAATCCACCAGCTTGACTTAGGTTTGTTACTACTTGTGCTGTAGTAGTGGGTGGACTACCACTTGAATTTGCAATAGCTGTATAGATAGCAGCGTTAATATCATTGAGCCAAGGAGACACAATAACTGTTCCACTTGTAAATACAGTTGAAGTCATAAGTATCCTTAGTTCAACAAAATGTTACTACTGTTTTCTTGTAGTAGTAGGTCTTCTGTTTCTAGTAACAAAAGAGAGTCTATGTATGGGTCAGAAGTAACTCCGTACAAATCTGTAGCTACACCGTACTGTGTAATAGTAGGTGGCCTCGGTTCTTCAAACCCCCCATATTTGCTATCAGCAATAACGCTCATAACTATACACCCATGATAATTTCAACAGTTGCACCTGTACCAGTAATAACAGAAACATTAGCTCTTACATATTTCCAAGGACAAACTGTAGTAAAACCATCTGTAGCTGTTGTAGTACCGCTTAAAGTAATTGTTCCCATAACTATCCAATTAGCTTTAACTGCATTAAAGGTATCAAATTGGTTAGATACTTGGATTTCAATGGTTGCTGTTACAGCACCAGTACCAGTAACAATAGCTTGGAAAGCACCATAAGGACTTTCTTTGTAAATAGGAGAAGAAGCAGCAACAATAGTTGTTGAGTTTACTCCACTAAAAGCAAAGTAACGAGGTTGTTCGCCACTCTTAATAAAAACAGTGTTACTCATGTTTGACTCCTAAATAAGGTTTTAGATTAGTACTTACAAAACGTAAAAGAAGATTTCTCTTCCTTTACTGTTTTGTTTTATATTAATCTGTACCAATAGCAGGAAGTACAAACCCAGATAAACCAACATCTCCAATATAGAGGTTGTTAAACAACCCATATTGAACAGCAGCAGCGGTAATCATCAAAGCACCAGCAACATCTAGACCACGAACTACGTTGTTTTGAATGATACCTGAACCAGTAATAGCAGAAGTAGTAACCAAGAAAGCACCAGTAGCACTGTCTGTGTTAACGCTATATACCTTGTTACCTGAAATCAAAGCAGCAGTCATAACGAGTGCAGCATGACTCAAGAACTGAGATACGTTGTTTTGAGCAACAGTTTGAACAACTAGGTTATCAGTCAATGTCAAACCTGTCATTGTGTTAAGCACAACAATAGGAGCAACAGACTTGGTTGTAGCATCAGACTTAATAAAGCAATTAGATACTTGCAAGAAGTCAGAGTTAACACTTACGGTAGTTTTGACTACTGACAAGAAACCGAGGATGGCACTTGTGTCAGTAAATGAGCAGTTGTCAACAGTAAAGTTGGCAGCAGCAGCTACTGTAAAGCATGAAGTAATAGACAAGAAGTTGCCAATAAAACGGCAATTAAGAACTGACACATTGTCAGCAGATACAGGAATGGTAGTTGTTGCTGCAGTGTCCAAAGTAAAAGTAGGACGCTTAGTACCCAAGCCCAAACCAACAATTGCTACACCAGCAACATCAAACATAAGAGCAGTAGCGCTGCTTATTGTTTCAGCATGTCCTGGTTTGATACAAATAATATCACCACGATTAGCAGTACAACGAGTAATAGCATACTCTAGTGTCTTAAAGGGAGCATTAAAAGTTCCTGGATTACCATCAGAACCGCCTATTTGACCAGGGAGAAGAGTCGCAGAAGCGTTAGATACCCAGTAAACTTGCCCAGGATGGGTTTGGGTAATTGGAACACCACGAATGGTTACGTTGTTAAAACCACCAGGGAAATTAGATGCGGGGGATTGGGGCAAAGCCATTTTAAACTCCTAAGTTGACATAAGTGTTAACAAACAACACTATCTAAGTTGATAGCGTCATCATCAGGATAGCACAAGTGCTAATATTTTTTACGAGGAGATTTGCTAGGTGATCTCTTCATAGGTTCAGGGCGCTTGCCCTTTTCTTTTTCACGTTCATAGCTCATAGTGTACTCCTTTTAAAACTCCTCTCCTTGTGAGAGAGGAGTTGTTACTAAGAACAATTACGGACCATTTACACCAAAAATAGCACGAGGATCAGACCAGCCAAATGAATAGCGTTCGTAGCCTTTTGCTTTAGCGTTCATGGTATCAAAGTCATTGTCTTGGTCAAAGGCAATTGCATGGCGCTCATAGTATTTCATGCCAGTACCTCCTGGAATTGTGTTCCGAAGAAACCAAGCATGAGCACTTGAAAAGTAGTGATTTACCTTAAAGCCACCAGGGATGTAATTACCAGACTTAATGACGTTAATGTCATTGTTGGAGTTACCTACTTGATAGCTAGAGTTAAGGATGCGTTGAGCATTAAACACTTCTTGACGAGCAATGTGTAGGCTATTAGGTTGGATAGAAACCAATAGTCCACGATCATTAGTTGTGCCCATAACAGCAATAACTGCGTCTTCTAAAGAAGCCTCAGACAGATCGGCATCTGAAGTAGGCTTGTTAGCCCACGTTCCACCCGTTGTATTGGGGTGATCTGTAGCGCAAAGTGACTTGCCATCCCCACCAAGATACGTAGCATTAAATGCACGATTGTAGACGTTAGCAGCAATGTTTTCTTTCGTTTGACGGAAAGACATAGCAAGTGCAGCCGCACGTTTTTTGGAAACAACCTCATAAAGATTGTCGTCCATTTCCTCTTTAGTTACGATGTACCCCATTGCATATGCAACATGAGTGTAGCGAGTTGTAAAGCCTTGAACTTCAGAGTCATACTGAACACCAGAGCCTTCTGACTTGATTGGCACAAGGCCAAATCCTGTCAGTTGGACATCTTCTTCGTAGTTCTGAGTAGAGGTGTCTTTATCAAAAATATCGCAAAACTCTTCGGGATGCTCATCATACATTTGCCCCCACCAAGCTTTGATTCCAGGCCAAAGTGCTTTGGGGTGGGAACTGGTTGTAATAATTCCAGCCATAATCTATTCTCCTTAATTAGATGACTGCTGTGCCAGTATTGGCATAGACATGATTGTTAATCTTAACTAGCAACTTTGCGTAGGCACTAGCGGGAGTGTTATCAATCCGTTGTACAAACCCCATAAGCTTCAAGTTAGCGGTAGTAGAAGCAGTAAGAGTGGCAGCAGTTGTAGTTCCTGAGTCACTAGCAGTTGTTGCACCAGCAGCCACAAGAAAGTTTGTGTTTTGACCAATGTCAACAAGAGCTGTGGGCACAGTTTGTCCATCTTGAATCTCAAAGATTAGGTTTGGATCATCAGCTACTAGGACTTGAGCAGCAGTACTAGCTGGAATCCTACGAACAGTTAGGTCTAGTGTTGCAGCAACCAAGCTTACGCCGGGAACAGCAACTAGAAAACCAACTACAACACCAATAATTGCTGATCCAGCAACACCAATTGAGATACCTGCAAGGCCATTAGCATCTGCTGTACCACTAAGGGTAACAGGATCACCAATGTACATTGCCGTAGCATTACCAGAAGCTACCGAATACAACCGAGCTTGTCCTGTGTAAGGTGCTCCATTGAGGTAGCTGACGGGCTTTAGACCAGAAGGTCGATTTTCGTTAGCCATTTAAAACTCCTAAATAAAATTTCATGTGAGTTTGATGCCGCCATTCGGGACATAGAATTGTGGACTATCGCCACCCATCTTGCCTTTACGAATTGCAGAATCAATACGATTGTTCTTCGCTTGAAGTTCAGCTTGATCTTCCTCAAACCACTCTTGCCGAACTTTCATTAAGTATCCAAACTGCTCTGTGCCTTCAGCACGAGGGTTTACAAGATACCTAATTCTTTCTCCAAGGTCGCCATTGCGACTAACTACATTCTCACTCACACCACCAATTTCAGTAGGGGTGACAAACTCATAACCACTATCTATGGCTTCTTGGACCCTACTACCAACATCTGTAAAGATATGAAGATGGTATCCAGGAATCTGTGATCTTACACCTAATTTGGCTTCTGTGCCATTAAATACATTTCTACGTTTACGGGTTGCACCATCCACGGCAGGGGATGATCCTTCTTGTTTCTCTAAAAGTTTAGCATTAATGCGCTCTACTTTTTCTTGGTAAGTTAGTGCTGCTGGCATGTTATTTCCTCTGTTAAGTTGGTATTAAATCAGTTCCAATCAAAGTCCTGTACGTACTGTTCTCGGGTCATAAGCTTCTGCTTAACAAACCGATCACAAGCAGTTTTGGCATCAGAAGGAAGGTTTTCATAGCTATGACCACCGCCATTAGCTCGACTCTGCCTACCTGAACCAGACTCTACACGACTATTTCCTGAAGAACTTTGCTTCTTTGTACCAAACTTATTTGGAAACTCTTCTACTAAAACTTCATCTAACTTGTCAAGAAAAGCTTGTCCTTTAAGACCCGGAAATTCCATACGGAGGTTTTCTCCTATACCATTAACCATGCTTGTCATACGTCGATCTTGACCAAACCAAGCGTTATTGTCAAGCCAAGTTTGAAGACTTGGATCAACTGTTGCTGGTGTTGGATCAGGTTCTTTTGTACTAATTACATCTTTAACGGCTTGTTTGGCCTCTTTAAAGTTTTCCTTGGCTTCATCTAATGCATCATCTAAAGCACTAACTTTCTGTCCATCACCATCAGTAATGGCTTGAGCACGGCTATCTTTAATGTCTTGGATACGCCTTTCGTATTCATTTGCTTTGCGTTCATAACTTTCTCTTTGAAAGTTTTTAAACTCTTCAGCAGCTTCACGAAACTCTTTAAGTTGTTCTTTTGTGCTGTTTAGGTCTTTGATCAAGTTCTCATTGTTCTTACGAAGAATGGGAAGAATCTCTCGACCACGCTTTACAAAAGTATTGGCATCAACCCAATCTTGCTCATTGCCCCGAAACTTCTCTTTTGGAACCCATCCTTGGGATTCTGCTTCCTGTAGAACTTTAGGTTCTATTTCTTGGCTAACTTCATTTTCCATATCTTACTCCTATTTTTTAGTGTTTTGCAAGGTAAGGATCAACTAGGTCCACATCAGCATCTAGGATGCCTGTAATGTCCTTGTCGTTGACCATTCTATATTGACTTCCATCTTTACCTAAGTAAAGCAAGCCAGCATACTTTGCAAAAATTACTTTATCTCCAACCTGACACCAGGGTGCAGGTTCGTCAGCATAACATTGTTTTCCCATAGAGATTACAACGCCAGTTGTGTTGCCCATTTGTTCCCGTTCTTTAGAAACTTCTGTAGCAATAATAATACCGCCCTTAGAAATATCTTTTACTTCTTGAGGTTTGATTAAAACTCTCCAACCACAAGGGTTGATTCCTGACTCATTACTCATGGATTTCCTTTTTACTTGTTTTCAAACAGATCTTCATACTCAATATTAAGTATGTTAGCAATGGCTCGACATCTACCTTTTACTTCCATTTCTTCCTGATATGAATTGCTAATTAGACCTTCTTTCATAGCTTCTCGGTCTGCTACCAACATTTTCATAATTCGCTTAGTAACTGGATGATGCTTCCATTCTTCAAAACTTTCTAAAGTAACTAACTCAATAGGCATTTTTACTCCTTAAAATTTACTGTAATAGCTGTTGCTCTGCTTGCTTCATCTCTCCCATGTTGTCCACACTAGTCATTTCTGACGTTTCTTGTGGCATCTGGGAGGGTTGTTGCCTCTTTTGGTCTTCCGTCATATACGAATAGACCTTGTTCATGGTATCTATAGAACTAAGAATACCTTCTCTACGTTCTCTTTGTAATCCAATTTGACTATTGATTTCTTGAATACGTATCTTCTGTCCTTCTGTAGCAATACCAATTTTGGTTGATTCTGCTTCTGCTTCAAGTTTTTTAATCTTTGCTTGGTTGAGTTCTGCCTCACCCATAAGTTTAAGAAGCCCCATTTTCATGGCTAGTTCTGCCTCAACCTTTCTAGTTTCAGCTTTCATCTGTTCTATTTGGAGCTTGGGATCTGGCTGTGAAGGTATGGCATTTGGGCCAGCAGGATCAGGAAGAAGTTTGTCAATATTGGTAACTTTCATTGCTTTCAAAAATGCATACTCTGCTTCATATCGGTTGTAAAGACCAGGAGCAGTGCTTACTCGTTGGGCAATAGCCATTGCCTGTTGAATACGCTGTGAATCAGATGTAACACTAGGATCAGCAGTAGGCATAACGTCTGTTACTGGGCCGTTATAGTCTGTTGCCAATATAACTCCTTGATTTTCTACGTTTGAGAAGTACTTGGTGTTATCAGTAACAAATATTTGGTTAAGACGGTACAGTTTACGAAACTCTTGCTTTAAGCTGCGGTGTGTTCTCTTAAAAATACCATTAAACACCTTCATTCCCTGCTCTGCCATAGTCCTAGTAGTCTCAGCAGGGGTGTTCTGACCAGGGTTTTGCCCAGTTAGGATGTCTACTGAACCTCCAATTCGTTCCCCGTAGTTGATTAAAAGGTTTAAGAGAGTAAAGAGTACTTGAGAAGGCTCTCTAACTGGCAGAGGGACAATGCCTTTACGCAAATCATCACCAGTAGTGTCTACTGGTTTCCATTCCATAGGGTTAAAAGAGCTACTTCCTCCCCTAAGTTTGACTCCACGGCTAAGAAATCCTCCAGCCGTATTTGACATTGTTCCTGCATCTACCAATTGGTTAACAATTGTATTGATAGACTCGTTGAGAGGTCCAAGAAGAACCCCAAAGCCTAAGTCATAAAATCCACCATCAGGAGAAGGAACAAAAGGATACTTTGTAAAGTACTGTTCTGCTTTAATGCTGAGTACTACATCCTTACTGTTGTATTCAACATCGGGTTTGGTGTACCTAGCTACAATTCGAGCTACTTGTTTGTTGTCTTTTCTAACATAAACTATGTATGGCTCTGCGTAGCCATCATCATCAAAGTCAATATGGCAGTGCTGTTCAAGAATTTCTATTGGAGTGCTTGAGTCGCTGGGTTCAGGAGGAGTTAAACCTTGGATCTTGTCTTGTAGATTCTGTAGGCCGTTACCCGCAAGAATAGAAGCAGATTGTTGTTGTTTGTCTTCTGATATTTCTAGCCACAATCCACGAGCTACTCTCTCATAGATTTCGTTCTTGGTCATCTGAAGCACATGGGTGATGCGACTAGCTGTTTCTAGGCTTTTGGTCCAATAGTTAACAACCAAGTCTTTAGCTAGAACATTTTCAGAGATGTTGTGCTTACGAATAGGATCAAAATAAGTTTTCTTAAAAGCACAGCCTACTATAGGTTGTGTAATAAGAACCTTATCCATTTCTGATTCCCAATCTTCATCTTCTTCAAGAAGTTGGTAGCTCATGTGTTGCTCTACACGAGCAGCACGAAGAGCACGAAGTCCGTCTTTATCATCTCCAATAACACGGCACTTTACAGGTAAGTCACTGTCAATTAAAACAGGGTAGCTACGAGCATGGTACTGAAGTGCAGCAATAGTAATGAGAGGGAACTTGACATTACTTGCATTAGGCCAAGGAAAATTTTTAGTTTCAGCAACTTGAAGAGCAAGTTTTAAAGAGGCTTCTGTTCGCTTTTCCCATTGAGTACGGGATAAAAGATCGTTGTCAAAATCTGAAGCTACTTGATAGCCAATTGTCTGAAGGTCTTCTTTACCTAAGAGTTCGGCAATGTTGGCCTCATACATGAGGTCGTTAATGTTAAATTTATCTTTAAGTTTCATGTCTTTAGTACCCACAAGTAACAGAACGACCTGAGTCGGTCTTGTTGTTTTCCTTTAAATAGGCCACGTACTCTTCTTCCTCAATTTCTTTTTCAGAAGGAGCTTCCCACATCCTATCAAGCATCAAGCCCAAGTAAGCCCAAGCATCTACTTGGTCATCATGTTTGTCTCTAGGAAACCTGAGTAGCTCATCTTCAAAGTCCTGGTACCAATCAGTTTCTTTATCAAACTTACAGGCTCCGCTTCTCATACGAGCTTGAATACTCCTAGCTCTAGTAAGTTTATCGCCGCTTGGTTTTAACAATACAGTACTGACAAACTCTCCTCGCTTGAGCATTTCTTCGTTTAAGTATGGGCCAATAGCTTTCTGAATAGTACCCTGCTCAATTCCAAAGAGTACGGGCTTATAAATCTTTTGAAGCATTAAAATTGTATCTACAATTTCTAAGGCATCCATGCGTTCTTTAACAACATGGATGCAGTATAGTCTTCCTTCATCATCCATGCCACCTACAACAAAAGCAGAGTAATCTGCTGTTTGTGCCTGGGATACTGCTAAGTCACACGTAGCATAGTACACCAGTTTCTTCTTACGGTCTTCTGGCTTTACGGGAACAAAGTCAAGCTTTTTAAAGAAAGTACTGGTTATGTCCATAGGGATATTGAGCATCTCTTGGGAGTAGACATCAGCCAATCCTTGCCTAACGTAGTCATCTTTCTGCAGTCTAAACTCTGCAGCAGATTTCATTTCAGGCCATAAAAGGGTTTTAAAGTCGTCTGTATGAGCACGGTATTTGATGGATCTCCAAGGCAATAAGTTTAGAGAGTACTCCTTCAAGTCTTCCTGGATAAGGCTCCTAACACCTCTATGGGAACTTAACTGAGAGTTAGGCATTAAGTTCTCTAACAGACTGTCTAGGTGGAGGATAGTTCCTACTATCCTAATCTTGCCCGTAGATGAAACACAAGGAATGAGAGCACCATAAAACCATCGTTTGAACTTGGTACGTCTGTCCTTGTTCATAACAATCTCATCGTTTTCCATGTCATCACCAATGATGAGGTCAGGACGAAGGTTAGCCCACTTTAGCCCCCTTAGTTTCTGTTCAGAACCTTTAGCTTGAATACGAAAAGTGTGTCCATCTTCTAATTCAACAATCAAATCATCTTCTGTGTCTTTAGGGAATGGACCATCTTTAATACTAAAGAGTGATCTTAAATCATCGTTATCTAGCATCTCTTTCTTAATATCTCCTAGGAACTGAACAGCTTGAGTAACAGTATCTGAGACTATAAGGACGTACCTAGACTCTCTAAAGAGAACTGAAGCTAGGGTATATGCATGGGTTACTGCGGTACTCTTGGCATGATACCGAGGTGCAGCTATGGCTACTTGTTTGCTGCTACTAGTAACAAAATCCCATATCTCTTTATGGAAGTCCGGGGTAGGAGCAGGCTTATCAAAGTTCTTTCTAAGGATAGAGTTGACAAACCCTTCCATAACTGAAGAGTTGAGTTTAGATGCACTCGGTTTAATTGACACTAGTTGTTACTTCTGTAGCTACAACATCAACATCTAAAAGTTCTTTTGATATCTTTTTATTGGTATTAGCAAACCTAGCAAACTCTTCTGACAGTTTAAGAAGCCTGTCATCAATAGTCTTCTCTAGGTGTTCCTTTATAGGACTCTCTTTGTTCTTCTCTCTTTTACTGAGAAGTTCAGTAGTGATCTTTAAGGCTACATGTGCTTTAACAGGAATACGAGTAATCTTCCCTGTCTTTTGATTGAACTGAGCATCTCCTAGGTCTAAACGATTCTCTACTGCTTTAAGTGATTTATCTACAACTCTCCTGAGATTGGAGTCCATCTGTTGAACATCTTCACTTTGAAGCTGAAGAGCATACTCCTTAAACCATTCTAGGTATCTCCATGTCTTTAAGGTTGGTAGTGGAATACCAGTAACAATGGCAGTCTCTGTCATTGATCCTAACATCAAGTAAGTACTGACAGCTTCTAACCTTTGGTTAGTTGTCCATACAGACTTCTTGTATCTACGATCAAGTGATACCTTTCTTTTCATATCTTTTAACCTTCTTTATAACTGCTACTACTGTATCATCCTTTTAGGATGAGAGCAAGTACTTGTCTTCTTAGGAAGAACAACTGTATGTAATTACAGGTATACCTATAGCTATATATA